AAGAACAATTATTAAAAAAAGGTGATTATGCAACTTTTAAAACTATGTATGGTGACATAGTTAAAAGAAAAGTGCAATCTGTTTACAAGCGAATCAATGGAACTTATAGTTATAATACAAGTGGCAATAATGGTGGGCAGGGATGTAATGGTTATGCATTTATGAATGAAGATATTATTAAAATTAACTAACCCCAAAAGTCAGGGGTGCGACTGACCAACGCACATTTTAAAAATACAACTATGAACAGATTAAAAACAATACAGGAAAAAAGAAATGAGCAATACAAAGCAGAAAGCCTATCAGGTAAATGGTTTTGGTACATCATGGGTGCTGCTTTATTATTAACTGCCTTAATTGAAAACATATGACACAATATGAACTAAAGCAAAGCCTATTGGATAAGTTGGAAATAGAAGGTCTTATTGAAAGGATTCAGAAACTTGAAAAAGCATTGGCTTTAAAAGAATTAGAAGTTAAAACACTAACAAGGGAATTAATATCATTTCAGCATGAATACTATAAAGACTAATATGAAAGCAAAATTTAAACTAACCTGTGCAGCAGGTGCATATGAATCTGATACCTTTTGGGGTATCTTCATTGAAGTATTAAAGCATAGGTTTTGGCATCTAATTACAGATGGTAAATGGATTGATTAAACAACACATTATGAATAAATTAGAAATGTACATGATGGCTTTAAAAAGCCAATTAGATAAGATTGAAGATAAAGATACTTTAGTATATCAAACACTTCAGGCATGTTATGATTTAGCAACTGCAATAAATAAATTATAATGATACTAATAATTGGATTAATTGCCTTAACTTTGGTATGGTTTTGGTTAGGCTATGAAATGCTATATGCACCAATGGTTGATGATGATGATAAAATTATAGACTTAGACCCTGACAATGAACATGATAATCTATTTTAACTATGTGGCATAAGATTTCAGTTTGGCAATATCAGCAGATGTACCCCATTATTACTAACCCATCTAAAGAATGGACAGAATTTGATATTGAATGTAAGTTGGTAGGCATAGTAAATAACATGACTGAAAAGCAGGTTAGTGAATTGTCTAAGAAAGAACTTAATAAGCTAAGGGCTGAAGTGCTATTTCTTAAAGATGATTATGAAGGTCAGCCTATAAAAAGGATATATACCAATGGCAAAGTATATAAGTTCATTGATGATGCTAAGCAGATTAATGCAGCAAGGTATATTGAAAGCAAGTTTTTCTGTAAGGACATTATACCTAACCTTCACAAGGTAGCAGCTTCAATAGTCATACCACAAAAAAGGATATGGTTTAAATGGGTTGACTTAAAATATGATTCAGACATGCACCAAGAATATGCCAATGATATTCTGTATGCCAATTTTAAAGAAGTCTATT